TTAAATGAAGATTTCCAAGGATATATCCTTCCAAACTTATTGGATACAAATTCTTCAGGTGGTACTGCATATTTCTGGGGTACGGTAAGTGGTAGTACTTTTGATTCAGTTACAGGAACAAATGCAAACTACACGGCATATACAGAAACATTCGGTGTTTCAGGTATTACTGAAGATGTTGCAGACTTTACAAGTCCTAACGATGACCCATGGTACTACGCATTATTTGATAATAACAGTGGTGCATATGATGGTTTTGGTTTTGGTGCTGCACTTGATACATTAGAAGATTTAGGTAGTGGTGCATTCTCAGGAACTATGGAAGTTTACTATAGTGATTACTCAGGTACTTCATATACAGATTACGATGATGTAGTTGTTGCAACTCTTCGTTCAAGAGGTATTACAACTGATAGTTCAGGTGGACCTGTTTATACAGTTACAGGAACAAGTGACGTAACATTAATTACTACAGGTTCATATTCAGGTGTTTCAACTAACCCTAAATCAACATTTAGAGTATCGGGTGTAACAAGTGATGGTGATAATTTTGCATTCAACACTTCATTTGATTCTTCAAACACAAACTACATTAGCAAGGTATTTGGAAAAGGTAACTTCTCTAAACCAAGAAATGAGGTTCCTGTGTTCTTAGAGGAAGTATTCCAAACAACATTAAATGATTCATACAATAATGGATATGTTAGAGGATTAAATTCTTCATTAACTGCATTACCTGAAGCAAGAGGTTTAGATACAACATCTATCGGTTGGTATTTGAATACTTATCAGACACCTACAACACCTTACGTAGTTTCAGAATTACGTGGTAATACGGTTTACAGATTGTTCAAGTTTGTATTGATTTCTGACGGTAGTTCAGCAAACAGACAAGTAAAAGTTTCTATTGCTAACATGCAGTTCAGTAACGGTACGTTTGATATTATCGTTCGTGACTTCTTCGATACAGATGATAATCCATTAGTAATAGAAAAATTCACTAACTGTACGTTGAACCCAACTCAAAACTCATATGTAGCACAAAGAGTAGGTACATCAAACGGTGAGTATGAATTGAAGTCTAAATATATTATGGTTGAAATGGATGAAGACCATCCTGATGATGCACTTCCTTGTGGATTTGAAGGTTACAACTTCAGAGAGTACTCAGGAGTTAAAAATCCATTCCCTGTTTATAAAACTAAATACTACACACCTGGTGAGATTGTTTACAACCCACCATTCGGAGCTTCTTCAGGGGCTGACAACGTAGTAAGAAGTGCGGGTGACAGAGTTAGAAAAACTTACTTAGGTTTCTCTTCAACTGTAGGTATTGATGGTGACTTCTTTGAATATAAAGGTAAACAAGTTCCAACAACTTCTGATGGAAATGGTACTGATTGGCCAGTAATGACCAAAGGTTTCCACATGGACTCAGGAGCTACTGTTGTAACAATATCAGGTGGATTCACATCTTCAGGAACATCAGCATTTGATGTGGGTGTGGCATCATTCCAATCTGACCCAAATAATAATACAAACCCATACTACTCGTTAGCATCAAGAAAGTTCACACTTCTTGCTCAAGGTGGTTTTGATGGTTGGGATATCTACAGAGAATACCGTACAAATGGAGATTCATTCTCACTTGGTAATACAGGTTTCTTAAAAGGTAACAGTTCAACATCAATTACTTATCCTGATTCAACAGGTTGGGGTTACTTTAAACCAATTACAGGTCCTAACCAAGAACAGTGGGCAAATACTGACTACTACGCATACTTGTGGGGTCAAACAACATTCAATAACCCTGAGGCTGTAAACATTAACGTGTTCACTACACCTGGTATTGATTTTGTTAACAACGCATCGTTAGTAAATGACGCAATCGAAATGGTTGAGACAGACAGAGCGGATTCAATCTACGTATTGACTGCACCTGACTACGATATGTTCTCACCAAACACTGCGGACTTTGATACTCAGTTTATTTACCCTGAAGAATTGGTAGACTTATTAGATGATTCAGGTATTGACTCTAACTACAGTGCGACTTACTACCCATGGATATTGACGAGAGATACTAACAACAATACTCAGATTTATCTTCCACCAACAGGTGAGGTTGTGAGAAACTTAGCATTGACTGATAACATCGCATTCCCTTGGTTCGCATCAGCGGGTTACACAAGAGGTATTGTGAACTCAGTTAAAGCACGTAAGAAGTTGACACAAGATGACCGTGATACTCTATACAAAGATAGAATCAACCCAATCGCAACATTCTCAGATGTAGGTACAGTAATTTGGGGTAACAAAACTCTTCAAATTAAAGAATCTGCACTTGACAGAATCAACGTTAGAAGATTGTTACTACAAGCTCGTAAGTTGATTTCAGCAGTAGCGGTTAGATTGTTGTTCGAACAAAACGATGAGAAAGTAAGACAACAGTTCTTGGATTCAGTTAACCCAATATTAGATTCAATCAGAAGAGATAGAGGTTTAATTGACTTCCGTGTAACAGTATCAAACACTCCTGAAGATTTAGATTCAAACACCCTAACAGGTAAGATTTATCTAAAACCAACAAGAGCTCTTGAATTCATCGATATTGAATTCTTGATTACTCCAACAGGAGCATCGTTCGAAAACGTTTAATAACAAATAAACACAATATAAGGGGGGTTCGAAAGTTCCCCCCTTTATAGCCTAAAAAAAACAATAATGGAATTTAAAAAGAAATACTTAAACGAAGCGTTACAAATCAAAGGTTCTGATAAGAAGACGTTTTCTGAAAAACCACAAAACATTGTTGTATCAGAAGAACAGTTAGAAAGACTAATAACTAAAGTTTCTAAAGAGAAGTAATGAATATACGTAGAATTATAAAAGAATATGCTGAGGAGAAACAACTAAGAGAGGGTTTCGATGAGGCGGGTGAACCAGATTTAAAGTATTACGCTTTTGACTGGGATGATAATATTGTGACAATGCCAACACAAATCGTTCTACAAGATGAGAATGGTGGTGAGGTTGGTATGAGTACAGAAGACTTTGCTGAATATAGAGAACAGATAGGTAAAGAACCTTTTGACTATAAGAATAAGAAGATTGTTGGATACGCTGATGACCCTTACCGTAATTTTGGTGTTAAGGGTGACAAAGCATTTATTGTTGACGCTATGATGGCAAAGACAGGTCCTTCATGGGACGATTTTGTTGAAGCAATAAATGGGGGGTCAATTTTTTCGATAATTACTGCGAGGGGACACCACCCTGACACTCTTCGTGAGGCGGTTTATAATATGATTGTGACCGACCACAATGGTATTAGTAAGGAAGATTTATTAAGTAACTTAAAAAGGTATCGTGAATATTTTGATGAAACAAAAATGAGTGACAAAGAGATGATTGACTTCTATTTGGACTTAGCGAAGTTTCATCCTGTAACATATGGTGAGGGTAGTGCTGCCAATCCTGAAGAAGGAAAAATCGTGGCATTAAGAAACTTCCTTTCGTATGTTAAAAATATGGCACAAGAGTTGGGGGAGAAGGCATACTTTAAAAACGATGTTAAGAACAATTTTGTTCCTAATATAGGCTTTTCTGATGATGACGCTAGAAATATAGAAAAGATTAAAGATTTTCTAGATGCAGAAGATAAAGATAAACTAGTTAAAACTTATTTAACAAAAGGAGGAGAAAAACAAGAAGTTTAATATATTTCAGTAAATCTGGGCACATTCTATGTGTAATTGATTTCTAAAATAAAGTAAATAGATAATTTTTTCGAACTCATAATATTTATAATAAAATAAAAGAAACAAAATTAAAACCAAAATACTATGGCTGATTTATTAATGAAAATGCCCACACCGTATGAACCAAAAAGAAAAAATAGGTTTATCCTTACTTTTCCTTCATCTTTGGGTATAAATTCTTGGTACGTAGAATCGACTTCACGTCCACAGGTAACGATTGGAGCAACTGAAATTCCATTCTTAAATACATCAACATTCGTTGCAGGACGATTTAACTGGAACACTATTAACGTAACGTTCCGTGACCCAATCGGTCCTTCAGCATCACAAGCACTTATGGAATGGGTACGTCTTCATTCTGAATCTGTGACAGGTCGTATGGGATATGCTGCAGGTTATAAGAAAGACTTAGACCTTGAAATGTTAGACCCGACAGGTGTAGCAGTTGAAAAATGGATTTTACAAGGTACATTCTTGACTGACGTTAACTTTGACTCATTAGGATATAGTGATGACGGGTTGGCAACAATCACGGCAACTCTTCGTCCTGATAGATGTATTTTGGTTTACTAATATATTATTTACGATAAAAATAAATGTCATATATTTAACCATAGGGGAAACCCTATGGTTTTTTTTATTTAAAAAGTTATGGATACAGCAGAACAATATGGACAAATGAACATGAACTTACCACACGATGTGGTTAGTTTACCTTCGGGTGGAAAATTTTATAAAAGTAAAAAGTCATCTATTAAGGTGGGTTATCTAACCGCTAATGATGAAAACATTTTGATGTCACCTAATATGATGCAAAGTGAGGGTTTGATAAAAACTTTGTTGAAACAAAAAATTTATGAACCAAACTTTAATGTTGAAGAATTATTAGATGGTGATGTTCAAGCCATATTATTATTCTTAAGAAATACTGCATTTGGTACAGGATACAGAATTAAAACTATTGACCCTGTAACAAAAAAAGAATTTGAAACAGAATTACAATTAGATGAGATTAACTTTTTAAAACCTGAAATCGAACCCAATGAAATAGGTTTGTTTCAATTTACATTACCTTCATCTGAAAAAGTTGTTGAATGTAAATTATTAAACATCGGAGAACAAGAAGAAATTGACAAAATACAAAGTTCTTATCCTGATGGTATGGTTGCACCTGTTGCAACAAAAAGATTAGAAAAACAAATTGTGAGCATCGATGGTGATGATAATAAACAAAATATATCTGTGTTCATTACACAAATGCCAATTTCAGATGCAAAGTACATCAGACAACAATTAAGGTTGGCAGAACCTCGTCTTGACTTAAGAAGAGAAATTTTAGCCCCGTCAGGAGAAAAAGTGAATGTTAACGTCACTTTCGGGGCGGAGTTTTTTCGACCTTTCTTCTGATTATAAAGGGGTTCAATTAGACGAATTTTATTTTTTGGGTAAACACGTTAACTTTAGTTATAGTGATATGTTAATTATGCCTGTTTTTGAAAGAAAATATTTTATTAATAAAATTATTGAGGATTTCGATAGAAAACAGGAAATGTATGAAAAACAAAAAAATAAAAAATAATCTATTTATTGTTAAATAATAGATAATGTTTTTTCAAGACAATAGTGGTGGTGGTGCAAATACAGGACCGTTTGGTACACCTGGTGGTGATGGTTCATTTGTAAATAGAGCTGGACAAGCTGCGTTAAATGCTGTAAGACCTTCTGAATTTATTGAAGGTTTAAAAACTGTTGAAAATCAAGCATAACAAGTTGCAA